TGGGTCATACCCACCTAACTTTTGAGTTGTAAAAGTTTCATTAAACAGGTCTCTAAACCAAGTACGCATACCACTTGATGACACTATCTGTAACTGCTCGTTCTGAGCACTTGAGCCTTTTAGGTTTATTACAACCCCTCTCTTTGCATCCGTAAAATATTTATCTCCACCCCACTCAGAAAAACTCTCAGCATTGTTTGATATTCCAAACTCCTCTATTCTTGCAATCTGAGTTCCTAAAACTTGTGGAACAGATGTCAAAGAACTTCCTCCCCCTGCATCAGAAAGTAAATTCTTTCCTGATAAAACATAAGATATCTTGTCTTCTTGTAAAACTAATATATCAGTCTCTCTAGCCTGCATTTTCATAATAGGACCAAACGATTGCTCGCAAGCCTTAAAGTTCAACAGACCTGCGTTAAATTCGTTTAGCTTATTAATGTTAGACTCTTCGTTATACACACCACTATAAGTAATGTCTGAAAATCTAACTACCGCTTCGTACTCCTGTGCGTTTGTTGTTGTAGCACGATTACCCATTACCATAGTTTTACCTATGATTGAGTCATTAATTTTATAACTCTCAACTCCGTTACCAAATGTAAAACAGTTCTCAAAAGCAGTTTGAATAATAGCAGGTGTGTTGCTTGAAAAAACTTGGTTTTGAATATTACCGCTATGCTCACCATTACTCTGATTAATACTATATGATTCTGATGACTCAAACCATAAATCAGGTACTGTATCTGCAGGTGTAGATTCAAAAACTAATAATCCGTTTGCACGAACAACTACAATTTCAACCTCTAGTCTAGTTTTTTTATTACCTCCACCATATCCTTCACTACTTTTTACACCAAAACAAGTTCTACCTGAACTTGTGTCAAAGTTGCTATACACATTATTTGTGTTACAGGGTCTGTTACTTACGTTTTGAGTTGTTGCTGAGTAGTTAGGTCCGTCTACACCTGTACCTGCATCGTTTGCTTGTACTTCTAAAACTTGTGAAATATTGTTGCCATCAAACCAAGCTTTGAAATTTGTATAATCTTGAGGCACAATAAAATCAGACTCTACTATCCATTCTTTTCGTGGTACGTTACCTAGAAATGCACTCTCATTTCCCTTTCTAAGATTAGATATTCTAATAGAAATTCTTGAGCCTGAAGGTATAGTATAATCAATATAAGTTCCCGGTACTGCTGCACTTTCAACATCCACAGGATATCTAACAGTTCTACAACCACCACCTGTTGAAGTTATTTCACCATAGTCAATAACAGGATTGTCTCCAACTACTGTGCTGAAATTGTTTGCCTGTAATTTCATATAAACTCCTGAAGGAATCTGTATCTCATTACCCCCTTCATCTAAAGGTAAATCATCACCGAGAAAGTTCTTAAGTTGTGCTTTCTTTTCTAGTACCGTAGTAAAAGTACAGTTTGGTCTAGGACCATTGGTATCAGCTTTTACAATCATCTCATCACCCTCTTGTATTTTTTGAGAGTTTTGTCCATCAAGTAAAAAGTAATCTGCTCCTGAAGCAGGGTCTCTAAAAAAGAATTGACTATAGATAGTATTGAACTCCGCTTTGTCAGCTTTTATACAAAACTTATATCTAGTTGCCCACTCAGGTGCAATTTGTGTTGTTGGTATTGTTACATTAATTTTATTCTGTGTGCCTGAAGCAGAGCAAGGAATGTGAGCCGTGTTATTTAAACTAACTAATGCAGTTGTTGAACGAAGAAATTCATCCATATAAATTATACCAATCTCATACCCTCTGTTACTATGTAAGCTAGACGGGTTTCCAATATCTTGAAAAACAATATCTACAATATTAATTGCATAATACTCAAACACATTATTGACAGGAGTAACAAGGTTATCAACATATCTTACTGCAGGTAACTGCAATGAAAATATATTTGAAGATGGACTTGCAAAAATTGCAATTGGTTGTGCTGCTCCACTTATACCACTCTCATATTTAAAGAATCCACTTAGTTCATTTGGAACCTGACAGTTAAATAAGTCCGTAAGACTTGTTCCTGAACACGCTGCTTGCGGAGCAAGTATCTGTCCAACAACCCCTATTTTTTCTGCGAAATCAGTTGATGTTGCTAAGTCATAAACAGTAGCAAAATCTTGTAAAAGTATGTATGTAAAATCTATTGTTGTTTCTTGAGTTGTGTCTGTTGGTGTTGGCGGTCCACTTGTAAATTGTGAATGCTCAAACCTTATAAGAATATTTAGTGATGCTCCCTGTATTAAATTTTGGTCTGTTAGGTCAATATCCACGATAGAATCAGTAATGTTTGCGTTACCATCCCAAGTATAATTACCACTATCCAATACTCCCTCGATTGACTCACGACCAATTATTTTATTAGTAACCGTTAAGCCATACTCTAATTTTGTTTTAACCTTATTACGAACTAAATCATACCCTTCTAAATAATTACCATACATAACTCTGTTACCCATCATAGTTTGAGACTGAGCAAGTAACGGTACGTTATCATTTAATCTTAATATTTCAGAATCAGCTAGTATTGTAAATATTTTACTATTAGTAAAAGTGTATATGTAGTTAGTGTTATCTGATAAACCTTCCTCTACTTTATCTAATTTTTCAATAACTTTAATTATAGAAGAATTCATATCCTTAAATAATAAATCTATACCAATCACTAAAGGTCCACCTGCATTGTATGTGACATCACACATATTTGCAGAGTTTAACATACCGCTATTTAAAGCAGTAGTTGGGTCATATCTAAATGTGTTAGGAATAAACGCAGGTCCTGAAAACTGTGACGTAGCTGAATACTGTCCATCCGCATACTTATATCTATATGCAAAAGAAATCATTCTATCTTCTAGAAAATTATCTTGACTAGAAGTAGCAATAGGTTTTATTGTTGGTGAAGTTATAGGTGGTTTTTTTATAACAAGCAAAGACTCTGCAGACAAAACATCAACACCTGAAGCAGGATTAGGATAATTTGTAGTTACATTTATTTGTCTTGGCTGATTATAATTATCTGTCCAAAAAAGTAAGTCCTCTACCTTACTAACTCCTGTAATTAAAAACTGTGAGTTAAAGTTCAATACTGTTTTAGTAGCATCTAAAGGGTCACCTACACTAATTATGTGATAGGTAAGTATTTCTAAATTGGTATTAAAAGAAACCACTAAGTCTACAATACCTGCAGGCGCACCTGTTCCTGTAAAACTTGGGTCATTAACAAACCAATACAATGTTTCCTCAGCACCATCCTCAAAGGCTCCTATACATCTTGCTCCGTTACTTAAGCTTTGGTCTAGAAATCTAAGGTCTGTTAGTACCGTATTACCTTTAGAGTTCTCTATTGCTCCTATTTCAGAGCCTTCTGATGAACCCATTCTAACATTTAATGCATCGATGTATTCCCCGTTTGGAACGAGTCTCTCATCAACCATTTTGTTCATTTTACCTGCGGTAAAGTTTCTAGTTATATTTGCCATATTATTTTATCCACTTATCTCTGCCTCTAAGATTTTGTAATAATCTTCCGGGATGTATATTACTGATTCTTATTTTAGCATTTCTTAAAAGAGCCGTTTTCTTTTTCTTAAGTCTAGTTACAATATATTCTTGAACTCCAACTTTAGAGCCAAGTACTGCGTACTCAATGTATGCATAAATAAACTCCTCAAACATTTTGTTTACAGTAACTGAACTGTCATCCCCATTTTCCATTCCATCAGAAACATATTCTAAAACACATAATTCACCTGACATTCCTGAACTAAAGTTTATAACACCACCTTTAGGATTAATCTTAAAAGTAGGATTAATATTAGCCGTTTCAGTATTTAAACCAAACCTAGCACCTATACCATATTGAAAATACCAATTCCCATCTACGTTCCATCCTTCTCTTCCGTTCATTACAGAACCTTGATTAAGATAAATAGATTGTGCACCTCCAAAAATTCTTTCAGTATCTAGTGTACTAAACTCAGGACTTAAAGCTGCTCCATCTTGGTCAAATAAAATATTATAATTATTGTCTTGTAAGTAAGCTTGACTCCAATTAGTTTGAATGTTCTCTGAAAGAGGATACATTAATCCATCTCTATACTGAGATACTCTTACCCAATTAACATAATCAGATGGTAGTACAAATCTTAATGTATCAGAAACTTCTAATTCTAAAATTTTAATTTCTTTAAACGCATCATAATTTAATTCTTGAATTGCTCTCTTAGCGTGAAACAATATTTTAAATCGTTCTTCGTTGTTTACAAGACTATGGTTTCCTGCATACATTAACATAAAATTGTTAACAATGTCTTCTAAAGATACATACTGATATGACCCCCAATTAGCATCTGTAGGGTCTGCTCCTGCATTTTCGTAATACTGATACTGTGTTATATATGCCATAATCTATTTTTCTGCTTGTTCTGATTGTTGTTCTTCTGCTCCTGCAAACTGAACTGCTTGTATTTCTCTAATACTCATACCTGCGTACTGAAGTATTTTCATAATTAAATTAACCTCATCATCATTTGGTAATTCAAAATCTTGATAATCTGCTGCTCCTTCATCAAATGAAGGCTCTCCATTTGTTAAATCAACATATGTCCATTTAGGAGTGAAAGGAAATCTAATATACTGTGAAACCAACTGCCCAATTCCATCAACTGTGTTAGGATAAATTTGCGCAAAATCCCCGTTCTGTGTGAATGCAGGGTATGTAAGATTTGGTTTAGTTAAAAGAGAATTGTTTAACATAGTAATTTTACTATGAGTTACTTTTTCTGCTTCCTTAATATCGTCTGCGGAATAAATATTATAAGTTTTACCAATAGCATCCCATACATTTTCACCACTTGTAGGAGCAACAATTAATTGAGTTGCACTTGTTACTGTAATTATAATAGTGTTATATGTTACACCACTTGTTACTGTAGAAACAATATCACCTACCTCTACACCATCATTAATAAAAGATGCCGTACTATCCTCAACTAAAACCGCACCACCATTTGTTGCGGTAGTAGTCCCTTCTGCTAGTTCTCTATTATATACTAAGTTCTTGTTTATTAAATAATAATCATTATTAGTAGTTGTTAATGATGGAAGGAAATACAAACTGCCTCCTGCATTTAATAAAGGTAACTGAACAGAAAAAGTATCAATAACTTCTTCTAGTCCTTTTGTTATATCAGCATATCCTGTTCCTGATTGCCTTGCATTTTCTTTCGATATTTGATAGTTATATGAGTAAAAATAATTCTCAAACAAATCTAACTGAGCCTGCTTTGCAAACAAATTAAAGTCAGAAGGTGAGATATAGCCGTAGTTATTTTTATTCAGAACTGACATTACCGTTTGTCTAACTGAGTTTATCATCTGTATTCTTTTGTACAAAGATAAACAAAATAAAAAGACCCCTTCAAAAATGAAGAGGTCTCTAAATAATTAAAAAGATTTTTTAATTAAGCAATAGTAAGTCCTGTTACTGCTTGACCAATTGGTAATTGTACAGGTGAAACTGCTTTCATCCAATTAGTTTGTGCTGCAACAATAAGTGCTGCATTGATAGCATCACCCATAGCAACTGTAAATCCTGTTCCTACTAATGTGTAGGTTGATGCGTTGTCTACAGAATGAATGATAACAGAAAGACCGTCTCCTGCTATTACTCCTACTACTAAACCGCTTCCAACTGCAAGTTGTACCGGCTCGAAATCTTCTACTGCAAATTGTAAATACTTGTTCATAATCGTTAATTTTTAAAAGTTAGTAAAAAACACCATCTTCGTGATAGTGACTATCTTACAAAGATAATATAATTATTATAAGCTTTCAAGGTACTTTAATACCTCTAATCCATCGTCAGACTTTAAATGTGAGACTACTAAATCCATACCATTTTGTCCGTAAGGTACATTAAGCATTTTGGTTTTGTTTGTTGATGTGCTAAACCATACCTCTTTATTGCTTTTTCTAAACGATAAAAGACCTTTGTCAAAAAACTGTTGAACAGTTGCTTGTATTTTTAATTCAGGGTCATTAATAACATCCATAAAGTCTGAAGGGTAATTTTTAGCATACACTAAAACATCTCTCTTTAGTTCTGCAGTTGAAACCTTAGAAGTGTCTTTATTAAATAAGACTCTACATACAGTTTCTAATTGGTCTATTGATAATGACTTAGCTTCTACTAACGCATCAGCTTCTATCATTAACATCTCTACCTCTGCTTCTGCATCTAAAGCTGCATTAACTTCGGCAAACTTCTTTCCGCTTAAAGGGTGATAGTGTAAAAATTCTTGAAGTATTTGATTTTCTTTTGCAACGTGTAAAAATCCGTCTTCAAAAATAATAGGTGTCAACAAAGCATTGCCATCTTGTTCATCTTCGAAAGGACTTTTTTGATTACTTGCATATCTCAAAGAACGATTGATACCGGTCTCTTCATCGAAGTGCATTAAAGGAAATCTTTTACTGTTTCTTGTTGGTAACATAAAGGCTAACGGAGCCACCGATTGTGTCAAACGATATTGTTTGTCCACATAAACTTTCTTTTTTGTTTTCATTATAATAGAATTAGATTAAAATTTAAAATTTAAAATTAAAAAAAAAGGAAGGCAACACCCAATTTTAGTTGCCTCCCCTTTTAGTTATTTACTTCTTATTGGTTGAATAAGAAGAAGTTGTTAGCACCTAAAGTACATACTGCTCTTTCAGATAAGAAATGAACCTCCATAGCATCTAAGCTAGAAGTCTCTGCTCCACCTGCTGAACCTG